TGTGCCTCTATATTTATTGTACTTAAATAAGCATCAAAGTCTGACACAAAGTTAATAAATCTCTCTTCAAACTCCTTAGACTTATGTTCCCATTTTATTTTCTTTAATATTGATCCCCCATTTCCTAGCCATACAGAATGTATAGCTTTGCTTGAACAATCAATTCCTATAAAATTTTTCATTCTTGATTAGTATTGGGTCGATCTAACATTACAGATTCTAAAGCTTCTAAACACATTTGTGTTTCTGAAATAATGTCTAGCATTAAATCAGCATCTTCTTTGTAAGCAGCGTATTTCATACCACTTACAGTTTTAGATAAATCATTTATTAAATCATTTACTGCGTAATCATCCCATTCATGTATAAATTCTGAAACATCCATTATCTATTATACTCCTTTTTATCTTGACTTCTTGCTGAGATAACTCTAGATATTGCATTATACATAGAAGTATAAGATTTTAATTCCCCTTCTATTAGTATATATCTTCCTATCGCTTCTCTCATTTGTTCTTTATATTTTCTAAGCTCTTCAGATTCAGAAAAAGCTGCTCCTTCTAAGCCCTCTTTATTAAGTTTTATTAATCCTTCTTCTGCTCTTCTATCTACTATTTTATATGTGGTAATAGAAAAAACCTCATTATACATATCTTCTATTAAAGCTTTCTTAGATTCTATATCAGACAGCTCTGCTTCTAAAAAAGCTTTGCCTGCTCCATAATGATATAAAGTATTTTGTAACTCTTCGTCATTTAGGTCTACTAATTTAGTTACTTGAAGTTTAGGTCTTTCCTCTCCTTCTTTTACTTCATCAAAAACCCCTGTAAAATCTAATTTATGAATAGGTAAATTTGATACATACTTGCTTATACTTCCTAAAGTTCTTATAGGTGACATTCACTTCTCCTCATTTTACTAGTTTACATTGACAATAAGATTCGCCTGTACATTTTTCAGGTATTCTTGTCATGCTCATTATTTTAAATAATCTTTCTAATATATTATCCCACATTTTTGGGTCTTTATCAACTTTAAAAGCTTTTAATTTTTGATCATTTTTATTCTCATATAGAACAATTCCATGATCATAAGCTGCTAAATTTAAATATATTTGTATTTGAATCATATGATCTTCTTTTGGAGCAACTTTTAGTAAATCAAAATTTCTAGTATTAATAGATTTTAATTCTAATATAACTTCATGATATTCCGGATGACTTATGATAAAGTCTAGTCTTCCTGATATGTTTGGAGTTTCTAATTTAAGTGGAACTTCTCTTCTTTTCACTATTCCCAACTTTTCAAAATATTTATTTATTCTATATTCTAAATAATTTCCATTATCAAATATTCTTTGAAGATTTCCTGTTACTGACTGAGCTGGTAATAACCCATTATAAGATAAAAAGACATATCTATCACATGGATTAGATACTATAGAGGGATAAAATACCCCCTTTTTACCAAAAACCTTATCTGAGGATAATAAATTATCCATTGATTTTAAAAGCCATCTATCTTGATTAGATGTCCTTCTTCTTGTAGCTCCTATTTGTCTAATTCCTGCCATTATCTTCCTCCTCAATTTCATTTAAAACTTGTTCTATTAAAGGTATTATTCTTTTTTTACTTGTTTCTGATATATGAAACACCTTTCGTATATCATTACTATAATCTTCTAGTAGATTAGCATCTCTTTTAGCATCTGCTTTCTTTAAATGTCCAAGCATTCCATCTGCCTCGATTACTAATTTAACTTCAGGTATATAAAAATCGACTGAATAAGGTGGAAAAGAGTATTGAGTTTCATACCGAAGTCCAAACTCTTCTATACACTTAGCAAAAGTTTTTTCTTGGGGAGTGTAATCTTTATGATAATAAGTCATCCTTTACTCCCTTAGTTAATTGTTCATACATATTTGGATTATCTACAAAATATTGTCTTACTCTATTTTTTCCTTGAATTCTTTCTTCATTATAAGAATACCAAGCTCCTGTTTGTTTTATTAAACCTTTATCTAGTGCTTCGTTAATAGTAACTTCTATTAAATCAATTCCTCCACCTACTTTATAAGGTAGTATAATTGAGTCCCAATCATCTCCCCCCTGTTTAGTTTTCTTCAACCTTATCTCCATTTCAAACCCTATTTTCTTTTTATTTTCTTCTATCCAACCTGATCTTCTAATTTCTAATTGTAAATGAGAATAGAACTGTTGTCCTATCCCACCGGGCATATTATTATAAGTTACTCTACCAACATTACTTCTTAATTGATTTATCGCTACTAAAGCCGATCCATATTTCAAATGAGATAATAATTTAGGTAGGGCAGAGTTTAAAAATCTTGCCTGCCAAGCCATTGGATTATAACCAAATTCTTCCTCTTGTACAGTTTCAGGGACTAAACCAGCAAAACTATCTATTACTACAATATCTACGCCTTCCCTCAAAGCCGACCTAGTTAAATTAAGTCCTTCTTCCCCATTTTTAGGCTGTAGAACTATAATTTTACTTGTATCAACTCCATTTTTCTCATTCCATTTAGGGTCGAAAGATTGTTCAGTATCAATCCATACTGATGTTCCCCCATCTTTTTGAACATTAGCCACTAATTGAGAGGCAAGAAAAGACTTTCCGACATTAGTAGCTCCATAGAACATACTAAATCTCTTCCTTGGAATTCCTCCCCCTACTAGTTTATCTAGTTTAGGCACTCCAAAAGAAATCCTTTTATATTCAAATTCCTCATCGTCTCCTATTTTTAAATCTATTTTAGGATTTGCTTTTTGTAAACGTTCAAATAGTTTATCATTGTCCATTTTATTCCTTCTTAGAATTTCGTTTTCTTAAATACTCAGCCCAAGCCATTAATATGGAAGCTCCTTGAATTACTTCTCCATATAATATATCTTCAGACTCGCTATCATCTACTATATCATACATTTTATGTATTATTCTAGAGGTGATACTTAACCATTTAGTATCTGAATTTTTAATTTGGTCTCCCCACAGACTATCTTGTCTTTCTCTTTCAGCTAAAAGCGAGTGTAAAACCTCTGCTCTAACTATTTCTGTTTCTTTAGGGTCAAACATTAGCTTTTTGTCTCGTCTAGAACTTCATCTATTTTACTATCTACTTGTTTTCTTACTTCTTCCCAAACTTTATCTACAGTCTCTTTACTTTTATCTAGTTGATCTTCTATAGGTAAATCAGTATCAACATCACCGATTGTAACATCGACTCTACTATATTGATTACTGTTTACATCCCCAACTCTGAATGTAAATCCTAAGTGTACATCTATTTTTGCCATTCCTTTTCCTTTAAATTGAATTCCAATCTATACCATCGTTAGTTTGAAACTCGTTTTTTATTAAATGTTTTAATCTCCACGCTTGGATATTATATTTATTTTGTGATACTTTATGATTATTATCAAGGTCTATAGTACCTTTTCCCAAAAATTTTGCTTTCTCGTAAAACTTTTTTGTAGATATGCATCCCATTAACCAAACAGCTTTTGGAACAAAGTTTTCCTTTTTATTTCCATCCTCAAATTCTACGCTGAAAAATACATACATATCTGCTCCCCCTTCCATAGCTTGATGAGTACTTGTTTCAGCTACAGAACATTCATGTGCTAATGAGGCTGGAACTGTCCTTTGCATAGTTTTAAGTTCATATTTTAAACCTTTAAGCATGATATCAAATTTATATCTCTGTTCTTCTGACTGTGAAACTAATGTACTATCTGAAAAGTAGTTTAAAAAGACTTCTTCGGATAAAAATCCTGCTTTGTTCCCTTCACCCTCAAGAATAGAGTTGTTTATTGCCCCCATTTCTTCAGCTCTTTTTTTTGCTTTTAATATCATCTCTTCTGTAAAAGGTAGTTTTATAGGTAATTTTATCATATTTAAACCTCTACTGTATCCCAATCTATATGGTCTTCAACTTTAGTTTCTTCTATAGGAGGAGCTTCTTCTAATTTACCCCCTATTACCCAATGAAATCCATTCTGTTCTACGAATGAAACTTCTTGTTTTGAAGCCCAAGAAGGCTGACAAATCTCAACATCAACTTTCAATGGTATATCTAAAGTATTGGTTTCTAATAAATTCTTAATTTCATGTGTTACATTGTGTAATTCATCCACATGAATCTCACAAATAATTTCATCATGTACTTGTAACAACATATTACTTTGCTTATCTTGTAAATATTTATGTACTTCTATCATTCTTTCGCTTAAAATATCAGCACTAGTACCTTGAACTAGGTAATTTACTCCTTTGTATGCGTATTTTGATTCAATTGCATAAAATCTTTTATATTTGTTATATAAATATCCTCTATCGAAAACAGCTTGCATTACACCATTAATAAATTCTCTTGATCCTTCAATATTTTTAAAGTAATCTTGTTTATATTTCTTTGCTTTTTCAACTGTAGTTCCTAATTGAGTAGCTAATTTTTTATTTCCTATTCCATATATAATTCCAAAGGTGATAGCTTTTGCAGCTTGCCTATAAGCTTTAAAATCTGCGTGGTTTTCTGAAACATTAAAAGCTAATGTAGCTGCTTCAGAATGAAAATCTAAATCTCCTTTCTTTAATAGATCATTAAACTTTGGATTCTTTAAATAATTCAAAAATACTCTTACTTCCATTTGAGAATAATCAAAAGAGACTAACATATACTCTTCTCTAGGTACAAATAATCTTCTAATAGATATTTCTTTCATATCTGTCTCATCAAAAGACTCGTCTCCTATAAATCCCCATGTGTCCAATACATCATCATCCAAACGTTCAATAGGTTCTCCTCCTTTGGAAGTTAGTGAGGCGTTTATCCTTTTTATAATATCTTGTCTTTCTTCAATATTAAATTTTCTATTAGATAGTTTAAAATGATTTCTAGGAATATTTTGTAAATTAGGGTCTCTAGAAGATAGTCTACCTGTTAAGGTTCCCCAATTACAGAAAGAGGAATGCAAAATCGGTATTTCATAAGGGTCTATTAATGATTCTACATAAGTACTCTTTAATTTTTCCAAAGTTCTATACTGTCTTACTAGCCCAGCGATTGGATTGTTTATCCTAGCTAAAGCTTCTTCACTCCAAGATTGTTTTCCTTTAGGGGTTTTTACAGGAGATTTAATTCCTAACTCATTAAAAGCTTCTCCTAATTGTTTAGTACTTCCAATATTTATTTCTGAATTGTTTAACAACTTTTTAACCTGTTTTTCTACTTCCTGTTTTCTAACCTCTAATTTGTCTATTAATTCTTTTGCATACTTTAAATCGATTGGTATACCTGTTTTTTCCATATGATTTAAAACATCAGTTAATTTACATTGTAATTCAAATAAATCCATTTGATCGGTTTCTTTTATATCCAACATCCTATCTTCATATAGTTTTGCAGTCCATTTCACATCTTGCTCACAATATTCCCCTAATATATTTACAGGGGTTAAAGAGAAATCTTTGTGCCATTTATTAGCCTTTAAAATTTTCTTAGTTTCTATATCGTAAGAAGCTGCTTCCTTACCATAGCTTCTAGATATTGTAGAAGTTAAATCTAAATCACGAATAGTAGTAGGTTCAGTTAAACGTACCATTACTAAGACATCAACTAGTTTTATGTTGGTGGTATCTAATCCCTCCATTTCTAGAAATTTTAAATCAAATTTAATGTTATATCCGATTAAAGCCTCTCTCTGACTCATAATCTCCATTAAAGGTTTTAAATATTCCGTAGAAATTAGGTTGCCACCCTGTTGATGTCGAAAGGGAAAGTAATAAGTATCTCCTTCTTCTGTCCCTATTCCAATTCCACATAATTGATTTATATGAAAAGGGTCTAAACCATTAGTTTCGACATCTACTATCCATGATTTCTTTGGGAGAATCTTATCAATAACTTCTTGATAATTTTCTGTGTTTACTATCATTCAAACAGATTCAAACTGTCCGATTTTTTCTCTGAAGAATCGGTTCCAATATTTGCAGAATATCTATTTTTAAAATATTCCTCTATAGATACTAATTCAGAAGTATCTTTATTTGGATTAGTAAGTTCTCTAGTAGAAACTGCTATATTATAAGTAGTTTCCATTCCTGTTCCATTTCTTTTTATTCGGATTACGCCTTTATTAAGGTTTCCCCACTCTTCAAAGATATCTACTAATTGATTCCAAAGATATCCACTTCTTCCAAAAGGTAAAGACATTATTCTAAAATCATTAAGTTCTTCTTTATATAGTGTTTTACCACTAGGGCCTTCTAATGCAGTCCAACTCTCTACTCTCTTTTCCACATGCAAGGCTTCATATATGTATGTCCACATTGCAAACTTCTTTTGAACTCTAGAATCTTCAGGTATACCTAAAGCCTCTCTCATCTCATCTACAGAATCATCTTCTGTTACTAAGACGTTTCTAAATCTATTGCCTTCTCTCCAAGTTATCATCGATATTTCAGAGATAAAAGGGTCTCCTTCTTTACCATCTCCTGCTGCAGAAAGGAAAATTTGATCTCCATCTCTTAAAAAGTATTCTTTTGAGTCTACGTTTTGGGTTAATAATCTTTCTTGTATTCTTGATTGTATTCGTGCTATTCCACTCATATTTTTCTCCTATTTTACCAAAAATTTCTTTTATTAATAATTGTATTTAATGTTACTTTATTTTTTATTTCTTGAACATCTTTAAATTGCTTTGGTAAATCTATTAATGATACTATAACATCTTCGGAAAGTGTTGTCAATGTATAATTAGTAGCTTTTTTACCTGTTTCATCATTATCTAGACAAAGAACTAATTCTTGTGTAGGCAGTTTTATTAATAATTCTGCCTGTTTTCTAGATAGATGAGCTCCTAATAAGGCTACTGATGGATGTTCGTGTTTGTCTAACCACATTGCATCTAAGATACCTTCGGTAATACAAACATAATCAGTACTTTTAATTCTATTTGAACCAAATAAAACTAAAGATTTCTTTAAACCATATGAATATAGATACTTAGGGGTTGCCCCAACTCTTCTAGCGATCCAACCTACTAATCTAGTCCTATCATCATATATAGGTATAATTAAATCATTATATTTATTGGTTCCACATCCCCATTTAAACAAGGTTTCTTCGTCAAACCCCCTATCAAATATCCAATTTGGATAAGATTCCGATACAAAATCGTCAGGTAGAGTAACTTCTTGTAATTCACCTTCTTCTTCAGGTTCATAGAACTCGTCAAACAAATTTATGTCAAATTCAACGTCAACATTATGTCCCAATTTCTCTGCAAAAGCTTTTAATGAACCTGATCCACAACCTGCGAAACAAATCCAAGCTTCTTTTTCTACATTTATAGAACAAGAAGACCTTTGATCGTCATGAAAAGGGCATAGGATTGAAAATTGATCTCTATCTAAGGGAACATTTATTCCTATATTTAATAATGTCGATGTCCAATCTGCCATTTACTTATTTCTTAGCAGTTGTTTCTAAAGCTTTAACTAAAGCCCAAAACTTCTTCATCAACGCACTTCTTTCTTTAGAAGAAATTTTACCATCTTGCATACTTGCAACTGATACTTCTACTAAATCTAAAAGTTCCGGAAGAATACCTCTGTACTTAAAAATCATTCTAAGCATACTTACTCCTTTAACTTTTCTTTTATTAATAATCTCTCTCATCTCTATTATACTCTCTAATTAAACCTTTATCAACATCCCATTTTAAGCTGAATTGATAAACAGGTAAATCTCCATCTCTATATTTTTGAAATTTAATATCTCTTTGTCTATCTATAAGTCTGTATATCTTTCTATTATCATAAGTCTCTAGAGAAATTTCTGATTTATCGTTTTCTGGTTTTCTCATTGCAATGACCACATCTGCAGCTCTAATTAATGCATCGCCAAAAGCTACTGCAGTTGGAGTAGGAAATTCTGAGGTATCTGAAGCTTCTCTAGTAGCTTGAGTAGAAACAACTATTGGTATATTAAAAGATAATGAAAGGTTTTTAAGCCCATAAAATAACGAATGTGATTGTTCCCACATCTGTCTGTTACTTCCACTTTTAGTGGTTACTAAATATACTCCATCTAAAACCACTAATTCAGGATTGTATTTTCTAATTAAAGTGGCTATTCCTTCTAATGAAATACTCGACTCTCCTTCTATATGATCACATATTAACAGTTTTTTACCATTCGATTTCTCTAAAAATTCTTTATATTTATCCTCATCTATATCTCTTCCTGTTCTTAAACTTGTATGGGAAAATTCATACCCCATTTTTTGTGCTAATACGACATCTAATCTTAAACTTATAGCTTCTACAGGCATTTCAGTAGATACTAATAGAGTTTTAACCCCTTCTTTAACTGCTGTAGCTGCTATATCTACACACATCCAAGTCTTTCCTATAGTTGGTCGAGCATAAAAAGCTATTAATTCACCGGGTAACCACCCAACTCCCATGTTATTAAGGACACTAAAAGGTGTTTTAATGCCTCTTAGCCCATCTTTAGTGTTCTCCCTTTCCTCTTTTCTTTTAATCCAGCTTTTAAATCTTTCATCACTACCTTTATCATACTCTACTATATCCTCGTCTCCATGAATTATAACATCATCTAATAAAGAACTTATTTGAGATATAGCTTTTTTAGGATTTTCTTGTAATAACTCTTTATTGTTTTGAAAGGCTCTAACAGCCCCTCTAAAAGTGACTTGGTTCTTAAAAACTTGGATTAAATAATCTAAATTATTGTCTGCAGCTTCCGGATTAAGCTCTGGAAAATTAGCTTTTAACAGCGAATGGGGAGGGAATTCACCATTTTCATCTACATAAGCATTTAACCATTTAAATGGTTTACCATGTTTGGCGAAATCTGAAGAAGAATATTTAAATTTTCTTAAAGCTACTTTACTGTTTAGGTTAAAAATTAAACCTGATTCTATAAACTCATTATTTTCCATTGTTATCCTATTGGGTATACTATTCTATTACTATTATTTTCTAAATATACATAATATTCTACATCATCTTTTGTATTGTTGTCAACATATGTCTTTGCTAATTTAAAAATTGTATATTTTTCTTCTTCCCAAGTTTTATTTGTTTTTTTATTACGACCTATAATAATATATCTCCCTTCTTGTAGATTCTCTATCACTTCTTTTTTATAAAACCCACCACCCCCTCTTCTTTTTTTAAGTGGCATCAACTTCCTCTTTATATAAACATTCAAATTTCTTTCTAATTTTATTTCTTACTCTATAAGCAGATTCTTCTAAATCTTCACTAATTTCTGTCATTGTTAAATCTTCAAATCTTAATTCTATATATCTTTTTTCTTTTTCGGTTAATTTTAAATTGTCTAAAACATCAAATATTTCAATTTCGTCTATGAAAGCTGAAGCTTTTAAATCTTCTAAAGCTTTGGAAACTTTAAGAGGTACATATTCTGATTCACTATATACAATTAATTTATCCATACTAGTAGGGTGAAGCCTTTTCTGTGCTTGAGATATAAAAGTTCTAATAGTGTTTATCATAGCTGTATGTAAATATGTATGGAAAGATACTTTTTTATTTGGATCAAATTTTTTGGCAGCTTTTACAATTACTATTCTAAGTTCTTGAACTAAATCTTCTTTATCCATGCCTTGAATTGAAGTAGTAGCTAAAATTCTATGTATTTTAGGTTCCCATTGTTCGATTAATTGATTTGTAACTTCCATTTTCATCTTTAAATCTCCTATCTTTTGTTTCACAAATTTTTCTACAATATGCTTTTTCAGAGCCTAAATTATGAGCTTGTATTATTTGAGACCTCCATTTTATAAAAGGCTTTCCTTCTCTTGGGCATTTCTTATAAGAACAAGTTAATTCTATCTTATAATAATTTGTTTTACAAGTAATAGAACAGAATGTTTTCTCAGCTTCTCTCTCGTTATAATGATTTTTTCTTTTAATCGTCATAACTAACTCTTTACATTTAGCACAATATACATGTCTACTGTTTAATCCACTTGGAATTTTAGTAATTACTCCATTTTCTTTTAAGACTTTATGTACATAGCTTCTAGTGTAACCCATCCTTTTGGCTATCTCACTAGTACGCATAAAAGGATTTTGCGTTTTATAGCGTATAACTTTAGTTTTTGTAGGTATTCTTCTAGGCATTTAAACCTTTAAAAATTCATTAAATGAGTATGTTCTGCATCAGTTAATAATCTAGCGTCGTAATAAGTAGGAAGTAGGGAATTTGTAGCAAAATTATATACTTGAGCTACATCTCCTTGATTAGCCTGATCTTGGTTGGCTGCTCCTCCTTTTATAATGGCTATCACTACTGAATCTTGAGGAAAGTCTGTAGATGTCCAATTTATTATAGTTTGTACTTGAAATTCATTTGGATGTTCATCATTCCAAAATAATATATAATGACTATTTAATCCCATATCAGCATTCAATATATCGGCATCTTTAGTTGAACCTGCTCTAATTACATATTCTTCTCCTGTATCTAATATTAATGTTCTAGAAGCTGCTGATTGTTCTTTATGTGGTTGGCTTGAACTATATCCCCAACGAATTTCTTTAGCTCTTTGAACAAAAACAGCTGCATCATCTACATGAGTTGAACTTCCTTGCAAAGCTCTAACTACTGTAAGTTCATTACTTGAAACACTTGATACTAACATGGTCTCACTATTAGAAGCATCAGATACACATAGTAATTGTCCTGCAGAAAAATGAGCTCCATTATCTACATCAAATGTTGTGCCTCCTGTACCTGTTATTGCCCCATTTAATAATGATCCTGAAGGAGCTTGATTTGAAATATACATTACTTCATTAGTATCTTTTCCTAAAGCAAATTTCTGTTGTGACCTATCTCTTTTAATATGATAAATACTTCTTTCTACAATTTCATTAGCTAAAAGTTCAGTTGTAATAGGATATTTTAATATGTCTGATGTTTCCTTTTTAATAGTTTCAAATTCTGTTTTTAAAACACTATTTAAATCGCTAAAAGTTAAACTAATGATTAAGTGATCATCATTTATATTAGCTAAATCATTATCTATTCTTACTATATCTCCTGATCTAATAGGTACATATATTTTTATAAATTGTCCTGCTGCTAATGCTGTATCATCTGCCCACTCTTCAGTTGTTCTTCCATTTATTTGAATTCCCTGAATTGATCCTGAAGCAATAACTGCTTTATTTGTTCTATCATCTAAAATATCTGATATATACGCATGAGGCCATACCTCTTTTATTACAGCTCCTATTAATTGCTCTTCATCTGGAGTATAGGTGTGGGCTTCATTTCTTTGAACTCCTGTAAAAGTATTAGATGTTTTACCACTATAATCAAATAATTCATTTCCTATTTGTAGGGTTCCTGAAGAGGGAAAATTTGTAGTAGCATTAGCGTCTATTATACCTGATCCTGTCATAGCAGTAGAAGAGGATATAGTAGTTCTTACAGTAGTTTGAGCTGGGTCTTTAGTAAAGTTAATATCTTCATATTTTTCTATAGCCATTCCTGTCTTTATTCCCCATTTTCTAGGGTCTATATAATGTGCTGAATTAGATAATAAAGCCACATCTACTCCATGACCTGCTGAAAGATTACTAGTTTTTCCAACTACAGTAGAATATGGATATTTAGCTATAGAGAAAAGCCCATTAAGACTATTTGTTTGATGACTATTAATTAAAGACGCTGTAATAGCCTCTCTTATATCTTTTTTATTATTTATACCTGTTAATCTAACTCTTTTTACTCTAGGCATTCCATATTTTTCTCTTAGTCTACCTTCACTTGGTTTCACATAAGAAGTTATTGCCGAAGTATTTCCTACCATTTTAGTTAATAAATATATTTTAGTATCATCGTCATGAGTAGCTGCTACTGTAGAGCCTACTCCTCTTGTACAACCTGTTAAATTTTCACTACTTATACCTGTATAAGTTATGATTTCATCGTCTATCATTATAGCCCCAGCACTTGGTAAGTCACTAGCATCATCTAAAGTTATAGTAGTCTCACTATCATCTAAATCTTCGTTTAATTGTTGTTGTATGGGTGGAAAAAAGATTAAATCTACTCTAGAACCTGCTGCATGTTCAGTTGCATTAGTACCATTAGCCCCTCTTTTAGCTACTGTATATGTTCTAGTACTTAAAGAACTTACAATTATATCTTCTTTTCCTATTCTTAACATACAATGTAAGTTTGGAAAATCATCTCCATCATATAAAGTAGCGTCTTTTAATACTACCGAACTAGCACTTGACGTTAAATCAGTATTTAAAGTTGTTGATACTCTAGGTATATCTGAAATTAATACATATCCATTAGTTGCTGCTGTTATACTTGTTTGATGTTGTACTCTACATATTTCATTTGTAGCCGATCCTAAATATCCCCCAAGTCCTGATGAAGCAGGGGATTGAATTATTTCCCATTTTTTCACACTAATAAAATTACTTCCATTATCATAAGATAATTTTAAAAATTCAGGGGCTTTCTTTATAGTAATTGTAGCATTATCTGAATGAGTTGCAGCAGAAGTATTATTGTAATTTCTTACTACAGTTAATGATGCATTAACACTAGTTATTAACATCTCTTCATTATCAATTTTAATAACATCTCCTGCCTGAAAAGCATCTGCCCTATCTACAGTTACGCCTGTTTCACTAGAATCTAAGTCTTCGGCTAATAAAGTACCACCTGCACTTATAAATTCGTCTCCTTCAAATAATAAATCTCTCCAATGATATTCTCCACTAATCTCTCTTGCATATAATAACTCAAAAGTTTTATGTTTTGTATGTCCTGCTGGAATAGAATCATCTGAAAGGCCGGTTTCTGGATAATATACAACCCCTTCTGTAAACAATTCATTATTTTCTTCTGTAAAAGAGAAACTTGGGTACATTAAAGCTTTTGCTTTTGATACATAATAAGCAGTTTTATTACTTAAATGGGCAGCTGCTGTAGTTCCTACTATATAAACTACTGTATTATCGTCATGAGCTACAGCTGTAGTACCATCGTATGCTCTAGTTACAGTTAAAGTGTTTGTAGATATGCCTGTTACAAACATTCTTTCATCTTTAACTTGAATTACATTTCCTTGAGCAAAATGACTTCCATCATCTACGTCTATTCCTGTTTCTGAATCATCTAAAGCTTCGGCTAATAAGGAACCTGAAGCTGTTTTAGGTATGGAATCTGCTCCTGAACCTCTTACACAATTAGATAGAGTTGTAGGTATAGCTTTATCATGTGATCCATATTCAATATATTCACTATCTATATAAATTACACCCCCATCACTTGGAAAAGTAAGAGCATTATCTAATACAATTGTAGTATCATTATAAGCAATGTTTCCTAATACTTTAGCCCCTATATTTTGATTCTGACTATTATGTTCCGTAGCTACATAACCTGAATCTGCTGTATAAGCTATAGTAAGTCCTTTAGCTTTTAATGGAGCCCCACCTGAATCTAATGAAGGTCTAGTAAATTTTTGAAAATAATTCATAGTTTGTGGGGGAGCAGGAACATTTTGCTGTGCTGTTTTTACATTAGGGTCTACATAATAATTAAATCCATGCTTTCCTTCAAATAACAATTTAACTACATCATTATCACTATGTGAAGCTGCTGTAGTATTATCCGAAGGTCTTACACAACCTGTAAATGTTGTACCTAGAGTAAGCCCTGTATATTCAATTATTTCTGTTCCTATTAATATTTTCCCAGCTGTTGGGAATCCTGAAGTGTCTTCTACTACAATACTAGTTACAGAATCATTAATTCCAGCTGTTAAAGCTGTTGTATGTGAATGTGGCTCTGATTCAGCTAGTTTAGAAATAGAATTTATTAAATTCCTTCCATCTTTAGTTAAATCTATTTTAGAAGTTGATCCCATAAGGGTAGGAGATTTAGTAAATTTAGCACTAGAATTTTTTACAAATTCATGATCACTATTTATTGAATCTTCAATATCAATAATTCCAGCATTTCTAATTCCTCTAGTTATTATATCTGATCTTTTAGTTAAATTATCTGAAAATCCTTCTAAATTATCGGCAGTATGTCTCCAAGAATCTGTTTGAAAATCTTGAAGCTGTCGTAAAGCATCTGAACAAGTAAGCATTAATTCACTACCTGTTGTTTCACTTGCTATTTCTTCAACATTATATATTTTACCTGCAAATAATATTGAATGTGTTTCAGTATCGGTTATCCTTACATCTATAAATTCAGTAAAAACCCCATTAAAATAGCCCTTTCTATTAGCTTCTGTTGCAGAATAGATATTAGTAGGATTATCTTGTATTCTTACTACAGCTACTCTAGATTGTCCTATTAAATCTGTTATAATACATCCTAGATAAGCCTCTTGACCTTCTCTAAGGGGTCGTTTCCATCTAGACCCATCCCAATATTGAAATTTAGTTATTTGTGCCATTACTGTGTTCCATCTGCTAGTCCTGCCCCACTACGACCACCTTCTTCTCCTTCATTATTAACTCCCAACTGATAAGAATAATTATTTTGATCGTAAGTTATTGCAGAAGCACTTTTATGTTGATCTAATCTTGTAGTTGCTACAAAAGAAAGGGAAAAATCATATCTATTCTCTTTACCTGCAGCTAAATTAAAAGAAGCATTTTGAATGGCTACATTATATATAGCCCCACCTGTATGATTTAGCCCTGTAGGCTTAGTATGATAATTAGGAGTTGATCCTACAGCTGGGTCTTGTCCTAATATTTCTAATTGTATAGGACTATCTGAAGAAGAAAAATGTACATAAAATACAAAATCTTCTAAAACATTTTTATATGGAACATAATATTTTTGAGTAGAATGGTTTGTAGTATTGGGAGTATTATATAAAGTATATTCTAATACTTGCATATGATTAGTTGTAATATCTGCTACATTAGGAAGACCTACTGTATCTATCACTCCTGATATTGATATATTTGGTCTTGTTACTCCTAAGTCTATTAAATTAGGTCTATTTTGAGGTATAGGTATTTGTATTGGAGTTTTTGTCAGAGTAACCGAAAATGTAGCTACTTGCAAAGCAAACCTATTAGTAGCTGAATTTTCACTTCCAGCATGATTTCCATCTCTTAATAATATACTTAAACTCATTTATTTCTCCTTAAAATTCCTTAAATCTGATCCTGATAAGGTAGACGATGATATTTCTGCAAGAGCTTTATCCCCCATTTTTTTATTAGTTATATCATCATAATATCCTGCTGTCCCTGCAGTTCCTCCTCCCCCTATAATGTTTTTAACTACAGCCCCAAGTTCTGGACCCTCTAAAAGATTTTCAAGGTTTGCTAAGAGTGTTGTTGGTTTACTAACAATCTTAATTACTTTTTGTATAGCCGATTTTAATCCTACTGCTCCAACCTTTTCATCAAATATTTTTGATGCTGCATTTCCTGCTACTTCTATTGATAGTTGGCCCGGTGTTTCTCCATCCATATGAAAACCTGAGTATATATCTTTTACTAGTTCCGATCCCATTTTTAAATTATCCATTACATCTTTCGCTGTTTCTGGTAGTTCCATAAATCCATGAGGTAATTTCTTGTCACCTAATTTTAAATTTACAAAATCTGGACTTACCTGCAAATTCTCTATAGACATAGCATGGGAACCCTCTAATATTTTGTTAGCCTTTTGAAGATGTTCTTGTTGTTTAGATGCTGATGTTTTTGCCATTGGATTTGCCGAGGCTCCAAAAAAAGGAATTCTACGAGCTTTTAATTCCCATCCCATTATATTAAAACCGGGAAAATCAAAACCAGATTTTTCTTTTATAGTCTTCCACGTTTTTTTTACCCAATTCCATATAGGATCAACTACTTTGGATGTAAAAAGACCAAACATATATTTTGCATATTTCCAATATTCATTTAATAAATGTTTTCCCAATCCTATAATACCATCTTTGTTCAATACATCAGCTAAATTTTTAAACCAATCTATTGTATTAAATATGATAGTCATAAATTTAGGAATTCCTCTTGCAAACCATTCAAACAGTTTTGGAATTTTGTCTAAAAATGTCAGAGCAAAATCAAGACCTTTACCTACTTTTCTAGCCATTGCTATACCTTTAGAAGCAGCTTCATTAATAACTTTAGCTAAACGTGGAGCCAATGGGGCAAGGATTGTATCAATCATTGCTCCTGCGATTTGGAAGAATGATCCTGCTGTAGCAGTAAAAATTTGAGACTGTCTTATTAAAGCTCCAACTGAAATACCTCCAAACAAGCCTTTATAAGTTGATCTTCCAAGTTTTTGGAAGAACTTGCCTATTTTAGGTAGAAAATTTCTAGGATTCGAGGCGTCTTTTATCTGTCCAACTTTTGTATTTAGTTGTTTCATGCCTGCATCTATTGCAGCCATACCCATAGTTCCAAGACCTGTAGGACCAAATCCACCTGTAGGAATACCCCCCTTTCCTTGAACATGCCCCTGTGAAGCTATAGCTGCAGAGGTATCCATCGCTATTTTAATTGTTGTTGGTTCATGGCTTGCCATTTATATTCCTCATTAAAAATTATTTTTAAGAGATTCTTCGTTTTCTCTATTTTTTATAAGTTGATCTATTAGAAGTAAAGATTCTACTTCTTCTGTAGAAAGCTCATCTATTTTATCATAAGCTATTCCTAAACCTAAAAGTCTTACTTTAATCATCCAATAACTTAAAAAAATAGTTTCTTGTAAATTATTCTTTTTAGCTTTTAAGTTCCATTCGATTCTTTTTTTTTATCTTCTGGAATTGTTGAGTCTTCAAAAGCTATTGGAACTATTTTTTCTAGAGCAGAACCTAATCTACCATCTATAGAAATTAAAAAAGTTTCTGTTGTTTTGCCCCAAGGAGCATCTACAATAATTTCTTTTAAAATTTCTCTCATATATCCTTCAGTATTAAAGGAAGAAATTCCATCTGTAGACCATTTAACATATTTGGCAACAATTTGATTCTTTCTACTCCAAGATAGATTTTTTACTTTTACTTTAAACTCTTCTCCTGTTTCTTCTATTTTTACTGTTTTATTTAATAAGTCTGTGCTTATTACATACTTTTGAAAATCAAAAGTAGATTTAACTTCACTTGCCATTCTTTCTCCTTATGGATAAAGGGGAACGCTGTCCTTTATCTGAATCTTCATATTTCTAAAAATTATACTAGCATCTACTTCAAGAGCCCCACTTCCACCTACATTATGAGTAGCTGATGTTATAAAAGCTCCTGATTCATTTCCTCCTTCAGCTGCAGTTCCATCTGATGGAATAGTCATAGTTATAGTATCATTACTCCCTCTAGTAAAGGTTAAAGTAATTGCAAATCCTTTATTTGAGGCAATGTTTGCTCCTGCATAATCTCCTTCCATTAATAACTCTTTAAACAGAGTTGAATCACTTGATGTAGCACTAACACTATCAGGTAAGGCTATCGTAGCTGACATATTATAAGTTCTAGTTCCTTCTCTAGTTTCACTCGGCCCTCTTGATAGCTTTCCATGTCTAGTATTTATATAATACTTTGGTTCTATAGAGTTGTCAATACTTATACTAAAATCTCTTATTCTAGCGAATTCTGTTCCAAACATAGAAATAGTACCTTGACTAAAGAAATAAGGGTTAGTTTTTGGATAACTTCTATCTCTTAGAGCATAGGAGTTTTCATTAGCAGCTACTGTTCCTACCATATCTGTATCATCTATAGTTTGGACTATAGCAGCTCCACCTGTTTTCAACCCTACCTTGATTGGAGCATTATCGTCATGTGCAACAGCTGTACTTCCTCTATATCCTCTTTCTACAGTTAAAACATTTGCAGATATGCTTGTTACTAACATATCTTCATCATCAATTCTAATTACATCTCCTACAGCAAAATCAGTCCCATCATCTACAGATACATCTGTTTCAGAAGAATCAAAACCTGATTCAGCTAATAAAGAGCCTGAAGTTTCATATATAGATTTCATTTGGTTATGATTCATTCCTAAAAAGGCTAGACCATCCCAACTCATAGATAACATACCTTCTTCAGAAGCTGAAATAGTTGTACTTCCTACTTTACCACCGAAATATCTTCTAATAAAATCATTTGCTTCTGTCTCTCCACTATCTCTCATTAATACATTCCAAGATATAGTATCTAAATCTACTGTTTCAAAGATATCGTGTTGATAATATAATCCTGAAGTAGTTTCGGTTATCTCTTTAATCTGATCACTAGAACTACCTGCTGGGTGGTCAAATTGTAAAGGATAATTTAATTTAAAATAAACAGTACTTTGTACATCTACAAGTCTTCTTATTTCACAAATGCTTGAAGCAGTTGGACTACCTGTATAATCAATTGTAATCAAATCTCCTTCAGCTAAACTTCCAGCACTATCTACCTTTATCCACACATCTCCTTTTTTATGATCTCCATCTAAATCGGTTACATCTGCAACTCCTCCTGAAGGTATAGAAGTTACTTTTCCTATTGGAAATCTTAATGGCCAACCATTTAATAATACAAATGATCCTATGCTTCCACTATATGCTTGAGAGCTTTTATATTGAGTATAAAAATTTCTTTTAGAGGAAGTTCCTAGTAAATATCTAGGTTCTATAGCCATTTCAGGATCAGGTACATCTACAGTTTCATACACACCGGGAATAAAAGTCATAAATTTATCGGAAGCAGTCTCTGCAGTTGCTGTTACAACAGCAATACCTGAATTATCAAGGTGAAAAAAGGCTGTCGGAGTATCTAAATGTAAAATGGTTGTACCCTCTACATATTCTACTGTTCTTATTTCAGAGTTTCTAAAAACTCCTGCCAATCCTCCACCGGTATTTATTTCCGGCCCAATTTGAATAAATTCTCCTGCAGTTATACCACTTAAAGCATCTACTGTTATACTTCGTGATCCTGCAGGTAAACCATCTGCCATGTTTATTAAAGCAGTTCCTGTACCATCAGTAACTGAACTAGCCCCTTCAGGTATACCACCTTGAGCTGCTTCAGTTGCAAAAGTCACAACTGCTTGATCTGCTCTGTATATTGCCATAATTATCCTCCTGTATTATTATACTATAATTTAAGTAGTTTCTAACGTAATTGCAAAGTTTTGTAATTGCAAACTAATAGTACCACTCCATAAATTTACTTGTTCAGCTGTAAGTTCTGTAAAACTCATAAACTGTATTCTTTGGAAATTAGTTAAACTGCTAGCTCTAACATGACAAACCTTTCTAATTTCCCTCATTAAATCATATAATCTTTGTCTACTATTTAAAGTATGAACTTCTAATTCAATATTATATATTCTATTTCCATAAGTCCAATTTCCTATAGGAGTTTCCTGTAAAGCTGGACTTCCTGCCCTACCTACTACATGATCATTAACATTTAAATTAAATCTTATAGGTTCATTAGCTCCTGTGACTTCTATAAATGCCGGTTTAGACACATTAGAAGCTGACCATTGACTTTCTAGATCAGTTATAAATTCATTTATTGGTAATGGTTCTGTTGCCATTAAAACACCTCAAAAGCTTTTAGACTCTCCAACGTATCTTCAATTTGTCGTTCATATATACCTATCTTCTCACTCATTTGTACTCTATCCATTCCACTTACTGCTAATCCTCCGAAGTCTGTTGTTGTTAAAACATCTATTGCTGCCATTTTCTTACACATATCAGTAACAGTAGCCCCTTCTCTAGTATCTGTAGCTATATTTTCCCCATATAAATACGAAACTTTAATAGGCATTACAAATTCTCCACCTCCCCATCTCCAAACAGGAGCATTATAAGATGTAAATCTTGCTGGAAGTAGAAAATATCTAGAAAAATGAACCATTCCTGTGTCTGTAACAAAGAAATAATCATTTTTTCTTCCTTGAGTCTTAGAATCCCAACTTCCACCACTCCAAATCTTCAATTCATTCACTTTATAAACAGGAAATCTATCTAATTTAAACCCATTTAGGTTAAATTCATGGTGTTCATTCCAAATTATATTTGGTCTCCACGATTTTCTGGTTACATAATCAATTCTTGATTGAGCTTCCATAATATAACTCTCTACAGTAGCTAAACTAGGGGTAGTAGAAGATGTAAAATTACTTGTTCCTGTTATATTCCCTAATTGTAATAATCGAAATACATCTTGTGTAGTACAATATGCTTGATATGACCTCATTTGTATTCTTTTTATTGTTGGAGCAGTAGCAACACTAGTTGGAGAAGAACATCTAACCCAATATTTACTTTGTCCATTTATAGAGACTGTAGCCCAATCAGAAGATAATATGTTGCTTGGAAAAATTTCTCCCCCATCTTCAGAAAAATCATATTGAGAACCCTCATTATCATTTGGGTCTAATTGATATCTAGCTGACGAAGGTGTAAACTCTGTCCATGCTGAATCATTATAATATTCCCACTTTAATGCTCCCAAACTCCCTGCAGTATCTACATCAAAAATTGCCATATCAAACCTAATGGCATCTCCCAAATATAAGAAATGGGAAGTCCCACCTAAAATAGAAAAAGATGTTCCTGCTGGAGACTGAGCCTCTAGAGTAGCATCTGTAAAACTACTTCCATTGTAAGTGAATACTTTATCAAAATCTGATTTAGCTAAAGTTGCCATTTAAAAATTCCTTTATTCGT